TCCTCGACATTCCAGGCGGTCCCCCAGGCCGGAATCCAGGTCGTCCCCACGGTGCCGGAGTCGGAGATCACCGCAATACCGGAGGTGGCCGAGTGACTCGCGTGGCGCGCTCCATCGACATATCCGAGTGGCTGACCCGGACGGAGGAGCGGCTGTCCACGGCAGAGCGTCGACTGGCAGCTGCCGCTCGACCTGCCCAGGGCGCGACCGCGACGATCTACGGGCCGAACCTGTTGCCGAACCCCGACTTTGAGACAGCGGGCAACGTAGACCTGTCCGGCTGGCAGAACCTCCAGTACGGCGCGCCGGTCACGGGATCGGACGCCATTTCGGGCGTGTGGAGCTATCGGATGCTCCACTCGGCGCAACAGCCGGTCATCACCCGGGAGAAGCGCTCGATCAACATTCGGCCCTACGCCTGGCGAGTGTACAAGGGGGACAATACCTACAAGAGCCCTCAGGGGAGCGACGGCTACGATCACCTGTTCCAGGGTCAGTTCGATGCCGTAGATGGCAACCAGCGCTGCTACATGTGGTTCGACCCGGCCGGCTTCCAGGATCTAGTCAGCTCGGTACCGGGCGACTGGGTGTCGGCCGACCTACTGATCTACTGGGAACACTGGTATTGGTCCGAGGGCGGTACCCACATCCTCGGCGCGCATACCGTCACGACACCTCCTGCCGTGGGTGCGGTCGGCCCGCTAACCAACTCGTTCCCCAACCTAGTCCAGTTCAGCTGGCCGGGCCGCTACATGTGGGGTTCGTGCCCGATCATCTCCATCGGTGGGATCTGCGACCGGCTTAGGGACGGCACGTTCCGTGGCTTCGAGTTCGGCCCAGGCCCGACGACCAACGCCACCTACTACGGTTACGCGAGGCCGTACGACGCCCAGCTTCGAGTCACCTACTGGAAGACGACCAACATCTCCCTCGGCGGCAACACGTCGGAGGTGCGGTCCAGCGGGATCGGGGTGACGGGCGGCAACGTCAAGTGGAATATGGGCGTCTCGGTGATTAGCACCGTTCCGGCCGTAGCCACGATCGGCGTGTGGTGGAAGAACGCGGCCGGTACCGTCACCGACGTGGACGTTGGAACCGCCAACCTCGGTGCGAGCGCAATGTCCCCGCTGACGGGCACAACCGGGGCGGCGTTCTCCGACGTGGCGGTCGACATGGGCTGTTACATCAAGATGAACGGGTCTCCGCCATCGGACGGTGCAGGAGGTACTGTTCCGTGGAACTACACTGTTGACGATTTCGTCCTGCGCCAACTGATCGCGGGATAGGGAGCTACCATGGCACTGAAGTGTCTATTCCTCCAGCAGGGCACGTACAACGCCCTCGACGACCGAATGATCGGCGGGCTCTGGCTCGACCCGACGACCGACCCGCTGTCCGGCGGTGGCCGCATCATCACCGGGCTGTTGGCCTCGGCGCAGGCGACCCCGAACATGACCATCCTGATGTCGCCTGGTCGTGCGGTTTGTCCGACTCCGGCGTCGGACGGCGGCGGCTACATCGTGATGAACGACGCCAACGCCACGATCACCGTGCCTCCGGTGTCTACCCTGCCACGCGCCGATCTGGTGCTGATGGCGGTAGACGACGGCGACTACTCCGGCGCAGTCTACGCACCCAAGATGTACGTGTTGGCCGGTACCCCCGCCGCGTCACCGGCCTACCCTACCCAGCCCAACGGCACCGTTCTGCTGGCCTACCTCAACCACCTGGCCAACGCCACCTCGGTCGCCCAGTCGGCGATCCAGCGTAACGCTGCGGGCAACCTGCACGAATGCGAGTACCAGGCCACCACGGTCCAGTCGATTCCGACCGGCACAGACCGGCCGTTGGCCTACCCCACCGCGATGTGGCTCACCGCCGACGTGACCAAGGGGACCTCGACGGCAGGTGGGATCGCGGACGCCCGATTCCAGCTCAACCGGGACGGGATCTGGGCGATCGACGCGGGAGCCCGCATCCAGGTCGGTGCCAACGTGTCGGGCGGGATCTGGCTGGGCCTGGACGGTGGCGGCATGCGATTTGCGGCCAGTATCCCCAACTCCGGCACTCAGGCGGCGAACGTCGAGCTGGCGGTCTCGTGCATCCGACGATTCGGTGCCGCGACGGGACTGAACGTGAACTGCTGGCACAACGCGGGTGTCGCGAAGAACACCGACCCATTCAATCAGTCGATGCACTTCCGAGCCACCTGGCTTCGGCCTTAGGAGAATCATGCCACTATGGACCGATTTGCCCAATGCCTTCCGGGGTTCTGGGCTGTCTGTCATCGAATATCAGGGCTGGCAGAGTCGCGGCCACGGAACCCCCGGCCCGCTAGAAGGTGTTGTGTGCCATCACACAGCTGGCCCTCCGACTGGGGACACGCCCTCGCTCAATACCGTGGTGTACGGCCGATCCGATTTGCCCGGCCCGCTCTGCAATCTGTACCTGTCGCGGTCCGGGGTGGTGTACATCATCGCATCCGGAATCGGATACCACGCTGGCAATACCGTCGTGGGGTGGGGCGACAACAACAGCGGATGCGGAATCGAAGCGGAGGCTACTGGCGTAGATCCGTGGCCGAAGCAGCAGTATGACGCCTACTCGCGGATGTGTGCCTGCCTGGCCAGCTACTACCGGCTCCCCATCGATCACGTGGCCGGACACAAGGAGGTCTGCGACCCACCGGGGCGCAAGATCGACCCGAACTTCCCGATGGACGCATTCCGCACGGCGGTCAAGTCGGGCGGAGCCGCTCCCCAAAAGAAGTACATCCTCGGAGAACAGGAAAACGAAATGCTGATCTTCTTCGACAACGTCATGACCGACCCCGGCTCCCCAGCAACGGAAGATCCGCATGTCGAACACCACGCCCCGGCCGTGCCCCCCACCTACGAATACCGATTCCACGGCCAGCGGACTTGCGAGGCGGGAGGCGGAAGCAATATCGCGTCGAGCGCTTGGGCTTGCTTCTCCTCGGCGTGGGGAGGATGCAACGTCAGCATCGCAGCCCTCGACGGTAAGGGCGGTGTGAAGTGGATCTTCGGCCAGGCGGGGAAGCCGAGCCGGGTGGACAACAACAAGCAGATCCCGTTCCCCCTCCCGTCGGGGACCCGAGTGGTAACGATCGAGGGGGTCCGGGACAACATCGGTACGATCCCGGCTTGCGACGTGTACAACCTGCCATAGAGGCTGTGCGGGTCGTTTACGTCGCCGGACTGGTCACGATCGTCCTGGTGTGCATCATCCTGATCTGCATCCCAGGCGTGGCCAACAACGCACACACCGAGACGGCCTTAGTCGCCGTGGGGTCAGGCGCCATGGGCGTATTGACCACCCTGATGTCCCGATACTGGGGCAACGGGAACGGTCGGTAGTGGCGATTCTGTCAGATCCAGTCGTCGCCTCCGCCGTTGTTGCCGAAGCAATCGGCGGTGGGCTAGGGATTCTGTGTTATACAGCGGTTGTGTGGCTGACTCGTCGTGACCGTTAAGGACGTCATAGTCGCTGTAATACTCTTCGGCGGGGTGTTGGCGGTCCTCATCGTCATCGAGGAGATTCTCGCTAATCTCAATCTTCAGGACGTAGTACATCACGGCGATGATCGAGACGAGGAACACCCCGACCAGGGTGAGTCCGACGATCCCGCCCGAGGCTCCGACCAGGGCGGCGATGGTCCCGACGAACAGGGCCATGAAGGCGAGGAACAGCCAGAGGACGACTCGCAGGACCCACTTGGGGCGCTTTAGCGTGTGCCTACCCACGGGGCACCAGCTTAGTGCAGTCGCAGCCGTAGACGCTGCAATCTTCACCCGGTCGATAGTGATGGTGCACCTCGGATAGATGCCCGCATCGACAGATGACGGGGAGTTCCATCGCTCGGCGATGCAGCACTTGGCTGATCTTCACCGCCACGAGGGGGATGATGCTAACCCAGAGGAATAAGCCTACTAGAACCCAGTTCCAGACGGACACTGCCGGTCTCCCACACGTTCAGCGCTCGGCTGGTGTGGCAGACCGGCAGACGTATGCCGAGCGGAAGGCTACTGTTTCATCCAGACGCATCCCCCCAAGAGGTCCACGGTCAGGTCGGTGAACTTGACGGTGAAGTCTCTTGGTCCCTTGAAGAATGGGGTGTCGACGATCTTACGACCGGCGAGATGTCGACCGATGTAACAGCCCGGGGAACCTTCCTTGCCCGGTGTGTGGTAGTCTCCTGGTGGGAACTGGTCGGGGCCGGGTCCGACGGAGTAGCTGCCGTCACCAAATACCACCGCCTGCCCGATATAGGGCGGCAGGGTAGGAAATGGCGCCACCGTGGGGAGCGTCGCGCTAGGCGGGACCGGTGGCGGTTTCGCGTTCGGCTGGCAGGCGACCACCCCGACAAACAATATGGCCGCCGTGAGCAACACGGTTGAGAGGACGAGCCTCCACGAGATCACGGCACTACGTGTATCTCCAGTCTGAGCGGAGCGGAACCGACCTTGAAGTCGATGCCGCGTGAGAAGCCCTGGTCCCATTGGTGTTCGACCACCGCAGCCGCGCTCTCGTGCTCACGCAGGTGGGTGATCAGACGCTTGAACAGCTCTAGGGCCAGGCGCTTCTCTCGTTCGTGGATCTCTTCGGTAGCGCCCATCCGTTAATCCTACCATACGGGTTTCCACCCCGTCAAGGCCGGGTCCTAGCCAGGCCGGGCGCGCGCATGCCTAAAAGGTATGTGGTAAGCGTCACTCGCGGGGAAATTGTGGTTGGGTCTCCAATAGGGTAAAATTGTATTTATAAGGGGAGAGGGAAAAGCCCAAGCCCCAAAGGCCCGAGGAGTCCAAAATGGCCCGCAAGCTCCGCACCGTGAACTACTGCTCCTGCATCCGCCTGGAGATCGCGTGCAACGCGACCACCTACGGCATCTGGGCTCCTGGCCACGACGCCAAGGCCAAGAGCTACCTCCAGCGCGCGCACCGCAACGACTACACCGTTCGGCTGGATGGCGTGGAGATGTCGGCTCGCCAGGCCACCGAGATCCTGGTCCCCGCGCTGGTGCCGTTCCTCTACTACGTCAAGGGCACGCTCTCGGCGCGGTTCGCCGATGACGACGCCGCGATGGCGCAGTCGGCCAAGTCGGTGCAGATCAAGGTCGGCCGCTGGACCTACAACGGCCTGCTCCTCGGCACCAAGGTGGTCTACGCCACCAAGTCGGGCGAGACCAAGGAGATCGCGGTCGAGGCCGCCAAGTTCGTCGCCTGATCGCTCGACCCGCTCCCTGCCCTTGCGGCGGGGAGCGGGGATGTGGTACGATAGCACGACCCAACCCTACACAGAAAGAGTGCAGCAATGAAAACCCTAGGAATCGTCATCGGCGTCCTGTTCGTGGCCGCCATCTCGTTCATCATCGGAGTCGGCGCAGGTGGCGCGTCCACCCACCCGACCGTGGTCGCCCAGGCGCCAGTCGCCCAGTCCGTGCCAGCACCGCAGCCGACCCCGGCACCTCCGGCAGCCGAACCGGCAGGCACGACCCACCCCTACGTCGCGTTCAGCGACGGAACCTACGAAGTGGGGACGGGTGACGGGCAGATCCTGCCTGGCAAGTACACGGTCGGTGCGGCGGCTGGGCCGATGGGCAACTACTACGAGATCAGCCAGGGCGGCCAGATCATCAAGAACGATTACACCCACGGCCCGACATTCATGACCGTGGCCAAGGGCCAGACGGTCAAGGTCAGCGGCGGCGGCCTCTGGACAGCCAACAGCGGCTGGTGACGCGAGGCCCCCGGGTCATGTTGACACCGGGGGCACCGCTGTGATATAATGGTAATACCAACTAGAGAGGGAATCACAATGCAAGAAATGCCAGACCTCGGAGCGATGGTGCTCTATCGGGGGCAAACCCACTGGGTGAAGGCCATCAACCCGGCCGTCGACGACGAGGTGCAGATCGCGATGACGCCGACCGGCGATCACCCGCGCTGGGTCGCGATCAGGTACCTCGACCACGTGCCGCCGCGCAAGCCGGAGGCCAAGTCGCCGAGCCAGGTTCGGGACAGGATGACCACGGGCGAGGTCGAGGCGCTGTGCCGCATGGTTACCACCATCGCGGACGCGCTCGGGATCGGGGATGACAACCCCACCGTGGCGAGGGCTCGGTGGAACGTCGCCGAGCTGGATCTCTGGCGCAGGCACCAGAGCTGAGAGACAACGAGGCCCCCCACCCGATTTGGGTGGGGGGCTCCGCTGTGCGCCGGGGAGCCCAGCTACTCCATTCGCAGTAA